AATCACTTTTAAAAATAGGAGATTGAACTAAAGAATAAAAGTCTTTTTTAATTGGTTCTATTAAACTGTCTAAGGTTTCTTTCGGATAAACGCTAGCTATCTTATCTCTTACCACTTCAGAATCCCTGATTGCTGTTAGGTTTGAAAAAATATTTTCAGCGTAATCATTAATAGACCAGCTAGATGACGAACTACCAAGAAAGGATAAACAGCCAAAAAGAATTCTGGAATTAGAAACAGCAAAAGATAACCCTAGATCATGGATATCAAAACCTACATCGTGTTCGTGGATTAAAAACCTAATATCGTCTCCCACTTTTACAACCCCGCATCCTAAAAGTTCTGGAATTAAACCTTTTTCTTTATTGTTTTTTAGGAATTCTGATTCGTTAATTAAGAATTGATTGTCAGATTCAAAAGAAATTTTTAACATTAAATGTTTTTTCTTGTCAGTTTCTATTAAAAATGAATCATGATTTATGCCGTTGTCATAAGGCTTTATAGATGAAATCTGTAACTCTATACCTGCTTTTTTGAAAATTTCAACACATATAAGGAAAAACAAGTGATCCTTGTCTGTTATGACAGGCTCAAATTCAGAGAAGAAAGCGTTGTTCTTGTAGAATTCTTTATTAAGCATACATATATGTTATAATGTTTTTGTTTTATTTTTCAATAAAAAACGCCACCCTCAAACACAAGAAAGGGTGGCGTCTTTAGGTTTATTGATAAAGATTAGTTAACAGGAACCGATTTTTTGAGAGCCAAGCTTAAACCCATAAAGGCTAGATTTTGCCAGTTTGCGCTTGTCTTTTGCATTACGATCATAAACAGTTACATACTGAGGACTTTCTGAAACGAACTGTGCGTTAAGAGCCTCTCCAGCTTTCGTATAAAGACCGAAGAAACGACCTTTACTTGACATGATTGCTTTTACGATATTATTTTGTTTTGTTTTACTCATATGTTTGTATATTAGCACACCTTTATATTGTTGTCAACGTTTTTTATTGATATTTCTGAGTTTTTTGTTTTGGATATCACAAATTTAGATATAGGAACTTGAACTTCTTCTCTTATAAAGTTCTTTATGTCTCTAGCATGAAGCTTTTGTGATTTAATTTTATTAAAAATCAGGTTAACGATAGCCTTGTTAAATTTGAAGTTTATGTTTTTGTTTTCTGTGAGTTTGGTTTTAATGTTGGTTAGTTCTTGATGAATTATTCTTTTGAATTCTTTATCTCCTAAATCCTGAAAAACAAAAACATCATTGATTCTAGCTAAGAGTTCTGGCTTTAGTTTGTTTTTAACCGAGCCTTTGTAGGAGGAGTCTTTGTCAATCTCTTCTTGAATAAAGCCCATGCTTTTCTTTTTTGTATTTTCGTGACCTATGTTACTAGTCATTATGACAACTGTTTTAGAAAAACTTGTCTTGTTATGTTTATTGTCCTCCACATAACCCTCATCAAGAAGGTGAAGTAGTATATTAAGTATTTGTGGGTCAGCTTTTTCTACTTCATCAAAAAGAACAACACAGTTTGGGTTTTCCTTTACAAACTTAGTTAGCATCCCGCCTTCTTCGTAACCAACATAGCCAGCGTTAGATCCTATAAGCTTACTTATGCCAGTCCTATCTTGCAACTCACTCATATTTATCTGAAGCATGGCTTTTTCGTTTCCAAAAAAATGTTTAGCTATTTTTTTTGCCGTATATGTTTTACCCACGCTTGTTGGTCCAACAAAAAACATACTGGCAAGAGGTTTGTTTTCGTCTGTCAACCCAGCTTTGGCACAAGATAATGAATCGTTTATTTTGTTTAATATTTTATCCTGACCAAAAACTTCTTTTGATATTCTATCAAGAAAAGAACTAAATCCACTACAAGAATTGCCGACTTGATCAACCGATACTCCTCCGTGCTCAGCAATGATTTCTGAAACGTCTTGTTTTTTAACGTTAATTGATTTTTTGCTGTCAGGCTTTGAACTTTTATCGAGACTGCCGATTAAATCCTTAAACTTGTTTTTAAGTTCTTCTTCTTCCAAATTCCCATCTGCTAAAGCTGTTATTAAAGAACTGTGTGATTTTAATATATCTCCAGTAGGTTTTAAATTTTTTATTTTTATCCTCGAACCAACTTGGTCTAAGACGTCAAAGGCTTTATCTGGGAATTTTTTATGGCTTATTAATACATCAGATGAATCAACTATAAAATTAATAATTGATTTGCTGAATTTTACATTATGAAATTTTTCATATTTACTTTTGCAGCTATTAAGTATTTTTTTTGTTTGTTGTTTAGACGGCTCTTCAACTTTAATGTTAAAAAACCTTCTTTTCATTGCACTGTCCTTATTGAATATTTTTTCATATTCATGAGAAGTTGTTGATCCTATGCACTTTATTTCACCCCTAGCCAAAAGAGGTTTTAACATATTGACCGCATCAAGACCTCCTTCTTGGTTGCCTCCTGCGCCAAATAAGGTGTGCATTTCGTCAAAGAATAAAACTATTTGAGGGTTTTTCTTAGCTATGTCAAGCAATGACTTAAATCTTTGTTCAAATTGACCTCTATATTGAGTTCCTGCAATTATTGAACCTAGATCAACGCTAAGTATTTCCATCCCCAATAGATTAGAAGGAACATTAAACTCGCATATTCTAGATGCTAAAGCTTCCACTATAGATGTCTTACCAACGCCAGCATCACCAGTTAAAACAGCATTGCACTTATTTTTTTTGGATATCGTCTCTATTAACAGATCAACCTCTGAATCCCTACCATAAACATCAGGTAATTTGCCTGAGTAATGAAGCTCGTTTAAGCTTGTAACAAAATCTGGAAGAGAAAATGAAGGTAATGATACATCATCACTAACATTAGGTTCTTCGCCACCTTCTATGTTGTAGAACATAGAGTCTAGGTTTTCATCTATAAATTCAGGAAAATCAAATGAATCTTCGTCTTCACCTTTTATAAATAGGTCGAGTTCATTCTTAAGCATCTCGAAATCAATAATGCATTCATCAAAATAATCGAAAACATAAGGAGATTTGTTTATAAGGCCTAAAATAATATGTTCTACGCCTATGTAGTATTGCTCCAGATTATTAGAGACATCATTAGCCTCTTTAACTGCTTGCGCAACCTCTTTATGCCAGGGATCTGAGTTAGAATTAGCAAAAAACTTGTCCTTGTTTTCTTTTTTAGATTGTTTTATGACCTTTAAAACATCCTCCTCAGAAATTGCAACGCCATTTTTCAATAGAAAAGATTTAAATTGACTATTGCCGTTTCTTATACATCCATATAAGACATGAAGATTGTTTACATTTTTATGTCCAAGCTTCTTAGATAGAAGGTAAGCCTCTTTATAAACTTTTTTAGCTCTTGGAGTTAGGTTGAAATCTTTAAATATCACAAATTTGTTTACACTCATTTTAGTTCGGAAAGTTTCATATAAATTTTTTCGTTTATTGGATTGATTACATCTAGAAACAATATGTCATCACCAACTGATCCGACGACAACAATAACATCGCCTTTTTTCGGAAGTTTTTTGCCAGAATTAAGGTAGTCCGTAAGCCTATCCTGCCTATTAGAGTCAAGCATTAACCCACAAACAGAGCCAAGCTCATCGTGCATCTCTATTCTTGCATATTTATTGCCGTTTCTGCTCGTTCTTTTGATTATATCATCAACAGTACCAACAAATTTTACTGTTTGACCTTTGCTGAAATTTCTAATTTCCTCAGAATTGTCAAACATAGAAGCATCTCCAGCTGAGAATATTTCTCTTACATTGTAAGAATAACTGTATCCTAGCAATTTGCTTTCAAAAAACCAGTTGGCATATTTTACATGACTCATGTTTTGTTCGTAAATGTTTTTATACGGCTGATACTTCTTCTTGAATGTGTTGAACCTTTTATCCGCAAACAAAACTCTTCCATCGTCAGCTGTTAATGTTTCGCTTCTGAAATACTGTATGGTATTTAATACATCATAATCAAAGCGATCCCCAAGCTCTATTATATTCCTTTTTTCCCTATCGGTAAGTATATTAAATGTTTGAGCTTCAAGAACAAGTCTACAACGATCATAAGATTTGTTTTTGTCAAAAATTGAATCTTGGACTTTATTAGAAAAGGAATCAAGTATACCAGCTTGAATAAATCCAGACATAGTACCAATGTTAACACCGCATTCTTTTGCTGCTAAAAAGATGTCATACTTATTATCAAACTTGTTTTCTCTAAACTCTATAAGAGATTCCATGACTTTACCAGAAACACCTTTAATAGAATTAAGACCATAACGTATGTTATCTCCATCAATTTTAAAATCAAAATCAGAAAGATTGAGATCTGGTGGTAATAATTTTATATTGAAATACGAAAGCTCTTGTGATATTTTAGCTATCTCTTCATGAGGCGCTGGCTCAAACCTTGACATTTTAAGCAAGGCTAAGAAAAATTCTTTTGGATGGTTGAATTTTAAGTAAACAGTTATGGCAGCTAGGTATGCGTAAGATATACTATGAGACTTATTAAATGAATAGTTAGCAGAATCCTCTGCGACTTTCCACAAAACATCACCAATAACTGGGTCAAGCTTTCTTTCTTTAATTTTGTCTTCAATCTTAGCTTTCCAAGCTGGCATATCTTCCACTTTTTTCTTGCCAACAATACGTCTTAACTGCTCTGACTCGTCCAAACTAAATCCAACCTTAACAGCCATCTTCATCAACTGCTCTTGGTAAAGAGGAATGCCTCCAGTATAGCTAAGTATATCGTCAAAGAACTCATGCACACAATTGAACTCGCCAGTCCTCACATAATCAGCATACATGTCCTTAAAGTCTAAGGCTCCAGGTCTGGCTATAGCTACGACAGCGGAGAGTTGCTCTAGATTTCTTGGAGCAACTTGTTTGCAAACCTTGAAGTTTGTTTCAGCTTCAATCTGGAATAAGCCCTTAGGTTGTTGAAGGCAAGCCAAGGCAGCATAGATGCTTTCGTGTCCAGGATCAATCTCAGAGGCTTTAATGCCAATTTGGCTACATGTGTCATGGACGACTGAAAGAGTCCTTAAACCGAGTATATCAAACTTAACGCTAAGGCTAGCTACATCATCCATGTCGTAACCAGAAATTAAAGCTCCGTCGTTTGTTTTCTGAAGCGGCATTATGTCTTCCTGATTATAATAACTAATAGAAATTCCAGAAGGGTGAACTCCCGTATTCTTAATAAGTCCTTCTAGTTTTTTTGCTATTTTGTAAGATTTCTTATCCTTGTCAGCAAATTTTCTGAAAGACTCGCTCTCTTCATATGCAACATCTAGTTTTGCTACCTTACCAAAGTGCTTTGGTATAGTATCACTGATTTGATTTACATCCATTTCAGATAGTTCGCCAACAATCTTACCGCACTCTTTCATACAAAGCTTAGAGCTTAGTGTGTTAAGTGTTAAAATTTTGGAGGTTTTGCCTTCGTATTTATCTTCAATATACTTAATGACTTCAGCCCTGCGATCATAAGAAATATCGTTATCAATATCAGCTAATAAGGAACCATCAAGAAGAATCTCTCCATTATGCTCAATTTTTCTTGCTCTGCTTTTAGATACGAATCTTTCAAAAAATAGCTCATATTTAATTGGGTCAATGTTTGTTACGCCAAGAAGAAAAAGGACCAAGCTGCCAGCCGCACTTCCCCTGCCAGCACCAGTTGGAATGCCGCTTCTTTTGCAGTAGTCCATGATGTCCCAGTTAAGTAATATATAATCTACAAAACCAAGGTCGTCCAATATATCAATTTCCATTTGAACTCTATCATAGTAATCTTTCCTGTTTTTAGCTTCCGTAAGAGACTTATCTCTAAGACCTTTTCTGCATAGTTGCTTTAAAATTTCCAAACTGGAACTGCCGTGTTTTAAGCCAAGTGACTCTAGCGTGTCATCTGGAACACTAATCTCTGGCAACTTAACGCCTACTGGGAATGGGTTTTTATATCTCATAGTTCAATGTCATAAAGTTGTTTGTGAAATATCTCAAAGTTCATTTCGATATCGTAAAGAGCATCATGCAATCTTTTAGGGTCAAAGTCAATCTCATATTTCTTAAGAAGTGTTAATTGAGATGTTTTTAACCCTCTTTCCCTGTGATTAAGCCACCTATACTGCCAGTATATGAAATCTTTTTTGTCAACAGGGGACTCTTTAACTATTGCTGTCGCTATAGCTTTTGTATCAATAATTCTGTTGATGTAATCTTGGTGCAAAGGCTCCCCAATAAGCTTTCTCCAAACATCAATCATATAAACATCAAAACCCAAAAGATTTTGTCCTACTATTTTATAAGAGTCGTCATATAAATACTTTGAAAATTCATCCCAAACCTTCTTGGGGTCTTCTGCATTCTTCTCGTAGTAAGACTGGCTAAACCCTGTGATCCTCGCCGCGTCTTTGGATACGTTTAGATCGTCCCATTTAATTAGCTTGTCATATTTTTTGATTATCTTGTTACCTTCGGCAACAATCCAAGCAGCTTGCCAAGGTTTTGACTTAACCAAATTCAAACCTTCAGTCTCTGTATCAAAAATTATGTATTTTTGTTTTCTGTTATATCGTAATAAGTCGTTGTTCATTACTTAGTGTTTTCTATATAGGATTCAAAACAAAACTCGTCACTAGAGAAGTGATTCAAGTTGGGGCATGATAATGTAGCTTGCCTACCAAAGCTTCGATTGCAAAGAATCTTGTATGTCTGAAGAGCTTCTACATCTTCTTTGTTCTTGTAGTATATAGACTTAACATTACTAATCTCATAACAGTCTTGCGCATACTCTAGGACTTTTTGACAAATGAGGCGATCATAAGGTAAGTTATTATTCTCAACCCAAAACCTAGGATTCAAACCATCAAGTTCAGGTATGCAGTTCTTAAGAAATAGATTGTTTTGGTGGATAAAGCTATCATAAAAAGGAACAACAAAGCATAAAGAATCTTTGTCCCAGAAAGATTTGAGTTCCTCGTAAGTGATGCGACCATCGTTATCAACAAAAGCTTTGGAATATATCTTATTCATAAGCTTACATCCGTTATCGTCTAATGCAAATATAACAGCTTTATGATCTGAGTCTTTGCTGTCGATGTCATTACACATCGTAATTCTTAATCCATATGTTAGATCTATATTGTTTTTAACACAGGCGTTAAAGGCCTTCATGAAGCTTGTCAGATTGTCCTCAACAAGAGTCAAGGATTTGAAGTTTTTATCCTTACATATCTGAATAATACTATCAATAGTTAATATGCTTTTTCCTGTTGAGTACGTCGACTTGAAAATAGGTTTCATCACAACCCCATATTAACACACATACATCTTCTGTCAAGAGGAATGTGCAGGACAACCTGCGTAATATTTCATTTCATACGAACCCCCTTTTGGGACCATATCTTCAGAAAACTCATCGTCAAAACAAGACTTTACGAAGTTTCCATTCTCGTCGGTTATGTTATAATAAAAGAAATCAAATTTCATGCCACAATGCCACATAGGAGTACCATCTTTCTTGAGTTGACCTTTCTCCTTCGCAAAACCACAAAGAAGTTTGCAACTAAAAGAACCGTCGCTAGGGAACCCTTTATATGCCGCCATGTTTTTTGTTGCAGATTCTTCTGTGAAATTATCTAGGTAATTTTGTATTTCGGTAAGATGATGCTCAAAACCATGCAAGTCATGCTCGTCTAAAGGCTCCATTCTTACTATACCGCTTTTCTTAACATCTGGTATTAGATCAAACTTTAAAAACAAAAACTCACTTTGTTTGTTTTCGTATTCTGGAAACAAATGTTTTACAGCAAGGCTATACATAAGATCCTGCATGTTATCCTCTGCATCCTTACCCTTAAAGGTTTCCTTACTTGTTTTGAAGTCTCTGATTAAGGCATATTTTTTATCTTTATAAAGAAATAATTTATCTATAAAGCCTCTTATTTTATACTTTACGGTTCCATCGTTAACGACAATATGGAAGTCTTTTTCCGAATGTTCTTCAGTAGGTTCTTGATCTGTGTCACCAAAAAAATCATACATGAGACCATTAAGAGTCATCTCCTTCATCATCTTGACATTATCATCGTCATCTATACCCTCTCTTACTGCGTGTTTCATAACAAGCCTCTCTATAGAGGGGACACTGAAAATATCAAGTGTTCTGATTATTTCATCAAAGTATTTTTTTCTTTTCGGTTCTCCTAATAACTCGAAAATTAAATGGCAAATAGAACCTCTTCTAGCTCCGTCGTTACTTCTGTCTGGTAACTTGAGTTTATATTTAGACCAATAAAGCCAAGAACAACTTTCCGCCGTCTTTATTCTGCTTGCTGATAAGGTTGTTTGTGGTTCACTCATTGATTTTACTCGCTTTCTTTACGTGGCTTTTAGAAAATTTCTTTTCATTCTTAATAACAAAATCACTTATAAACTTACGTTGCTCTTTTGTTTTATAGGAATGGGTAGACCAGTCACTTAAGTCTTCGCCACTTTCGTGAGCTTCACCAAGATCATTGCTGCCTTTTGGCGGAATTTTAATTGAAAGGGTATCCAAGTCAAAATAACTACTTAATTTTATGTAATTTTTAATCGAAGCTATTAAACCCCTGTTTTCTTCGGAATTGAAGTCGTTGTTGCCAGCAATGATAATTTTATCCAAACTCTTTCCAGATAGATATGAAATTATAGATGTACTTACAGAAAGGCCAAAAATGACAAGTACGTTCTTTATGCCGTGTTCATAAAGAGCCATTGCATCACCTATACTTTCGACAAGAAAAACCTTCCTCTCATTTGTTATTGTTTCATCTACGGTTTCCTTGTTAGGTAAGTAGGCTGGGTAAACCCAATTGTTTTTTTTGCCGATATGCTTCCATTTAGCAAAATTATTATCATCAACTCTCCTTCCAGAGAAACCTATTATTTGTGAGGAATCATTGTAAATAGGAAAAACCATTCTTCGATACATGTTACCTCCACCAGCAAGGCCGACATGGAAGGCTTTTTGTGTTTCATCGGATATCTTTCTTTTTTTATAGAAATTGTAATTAGGGAATAGTTTATCTAAAATAGATTTGTCGTAAGTTTTTTCCATTTCTATTAAGCTTTTAGTTTTATAATCAAAAGAAGAATCTTGTTTTTTATCAATTAACTTTAAGGTTTCTTTGAGTTTTTTAGGTTGGCCCTCTAATGTTAATTTAACTAACGCTTCGAAGGGTTTTGATTTTGAGTCTTCAACATAGTCATTCCAGACTCCTGTGTTTTTATATATCTGTAGTGCTGTTGCATTATTGCCATTTCTATAAAGAGCGCTAGTTCTCCAGTGATTTCCGTTGTCAACAAGTTTGTAGCCAAGGTTTTCTAGTATATCTTTTATCATAATGAAAAACTATACAAATTCTGGAACGTCTCCTGGCTCGGAAGATTCAATCTCAGCATCTCCATCTAGGTTTCTAGCTATATCTCTAAGGTCTCCGCACTCGGTAATTTTAAAGTTTCTCATCTCTAGATTCACTGCGTTTTTCCTAAGAGTATCGCCAAGAAGAACAGGTTCTAATGCACCAGCAACATCTTCTCCTAAGTGTCTAGCTTTAACATTTGTTAGTTTATGAGTTCCAAACTGTCTGCCTTCTATTTCAATTTCATCTGCTGTTTTATTTCTGAGAATAAACATATGAGAGCAGAACTGAATAATTCTATCCGATAGAGAAACAACACTTTCGTCATCGACAACGTTTTGTGCCGTCCTGTTTGTTGTGATGCCGTATCTATTAGATTGAACAGATGTGATCATTGGTATAATTGGTTCTCCATCATGAAGAATTTCTTTTTGAATACACTTTTTAAACTTGTCTACCATTTCTCCAACAATCTGCCATTCGTTTTTGTTGACGTTAGATTCGCTTGTGGTTTTAATGTAGTCAAAAGAGAATAACATGGGGTTACCCCTACCAACCTTAGATAAGTATGTCCTTTTTAATGTGTTAACCATGGAGTCAACATCCATACCTCCTACATTATAATAGTAAAACTTAAGAGGCTTTATTATTTCCCAAGTTTCCCTGACTTTCCTTACTACGTCTTCGCCAGCGTGTCTCCATTTGCCACTTTCTAATAAGTGCATAGGAACTCCAGATAGTGAAGAACACTGTCTAAAAATAAGCTCTTCCTTACTCATTTCTCCATTATCAAAATGTAAAACAGGAACATCATATTTAGCACTAACACACGTAGCATAATGCATACAAAATTGGGTTTTACCAACGCCTGATCTAGCTACAATAACAGTTATGTTTCCAGGCCTAAGAAGGGAGCCATACATTTCGTTGACCTTTTTATGTGGACCCATCATCCCGAAGTCGGTTACTGGGTTATTACCTCGATCTTCGATAAGGTCTTCCATATCATCATAAATATTGACTGGCGAGTCTTCTCCTGTTTCGTAAAGATTTATTTTAGAATTATATATGTGATCGGCTTTTTCTATAATCTCATGATAGGTAGTTTCTGGAGAGACTTTCTTCATCTCCATCGCTACACTTTGAGACGCCTTGAAAATCCCTCTTCTAACTGAAACTTTTTTCAGTTCTCTGGCAGTCTTGAGTAAGTTGCCTTTAGGTACTTTCCTTAAAGCTAAGGATTTAACATAGTCAGATGGATTTAAATTATCTTCAAAAGATAATCCTATGCTTGAAATTCTCTGGCCAATAATAACCTCATCTATTTCGTCTCCAGTTTGAAGAGCCTGTTTGATGATTGTGAATATGGTTTTATGTAAGTTGCTGTCTTCTGAATAGAAGTCATCACTGTCAATAAAATTAGACACCTCTGCGAACATATCTGGCTCCTTAATTAAGGCAGCAAGCATTTGTTTTTCTAGCTCTAAGTTATAAATCATTTTGTTGTGTTTTTATCGGACTGTTTCAAGTATAGTTCCATTGTTTTTCTTAAACCCATTTCAACAACGGAAGATTCAGACTTATTGATAATAACTGAGTTTCCTTTTTCATTGCAATGTATAATTAAAAAACCTTTATACTTATCAGCGCTTCCAGTTAGCTCGTATAGTTTTTCTAAAAAGTTTTCTGGTATACAGAATTCTATGTTTTCTTCGTCGATCATAAATCTATATCTTGGTCACTAAAAAGGGATGCGTTTATCTCATCCTTCGTGTAAACCTCTACCATCTTTATACCATTCAATTCGCAGAAGTCAAGCTTCTTCTGGTCTCTTTTTAATTGATCTAGATATTTTAGCCTGGTTTTATGGAAATGCTTTACATAGCGAATGTGTTGATCGCCTTGTACTTCCACTGCTATCATTCTATTAGCATTGTAAAAGTCCAAGGATAATCTTGTACCAACAATTCTAAATTCTTCAAAGACAATATCGTTAATCCAATAGTCTTTTAAGAACTTTTTAACGTTATTCTGAAACTTGCTTCTGCTTTTACCTTCCCAATCAATTAAATATTTTTTTGCATTTTTTAAGTTTCTTTGTCTACCTAGAGGATCTAGGAACTTCATGATAACTCGGATATTGCATTTTTGAAATATTTAATAAGGAAGTCAGAAAGATTTTTATCATCTTCGATTAGCTTAAACAGGTTGTTCTCTCCTTGTATTTTATCTGGAAATACAAGTTCATTTTCAACTAGTAGTTCTTTGAAGTCTTCGGTAGCAGATATCCAAGCTCCCCCCTTTTTAAGAAACTCCCAAGCATACATTAAATCAATAATCTCTTTTTCAATCCATATAGAATTACCACCCTTCCGACCATACCTCAAAGGATATGTTATTCTAGAATTTGTTTTTTCGTTGGGAGATTTTTTGACCGTAACAACAGCAAAGTGCCCAATGGCTGGGTTTTTTTGCATGTCCATTTTTTTAATAGAAGGGTTTTGGAGTATGAGATCTTTATTAAATCTTGGCTCAAATTCAATGATCCAATTTGCAAAGTGAAGTAGCGCATTACCTCCTGTAGCACTGGTTTGCCTGATCGGAGCTTTTGTATAAGGATCTAGTTTGATATCCGCTCTTACTTGCGAAATGAATATAGCCATATGACCTCTCTTTGCTAGGGCTATAGACATTTTTTTCATGAACGTACCCGCAATTACTGCCCCGCCAGCAATCTTAGAGGAGTCTTCAAACCCTTTATCCATATCGTTTTTTGGTATAAGGCCGTCTACAGAGTCTAGAACAAAACAATACTTAGTATCGTTCTCGTTATCAGCCACAAGCTGCCTCATTAAATCTACTGCAGTTTCATAAATGTTCGATTCAAAAACAAAACATGTCCCATCTACCCAATCTTTAGCATTAAAAACAAACTTGAGTCCAGACCTCTCCCTCATTTCACTGGAGAGTCTGCCTTCGGCTTTGATGTAAACACCTTTAGACCTTGGTATTGTGGTTAAAAAGTTCTTTACGACCTCTAACGCTTCAGAGGTTTTACCTCCTTCGTTCATTCCGCAGAAACGGTGTAGACCTGGGCCGAAGCCTCCTCCTAATTGAAGGTCAAACTGCAATGAGCCACTTGAGACTTTGTAGTCAATTTCTTCTTCGAAGTTATAATGGTCGTCTTTATTTGCCTTAAGAAACCTATCTAGTAGGTTGATGGAATTGTTTTCTTCTTTACTCATTTAAAAAATCTTTTGTTGTTTTCTTTTTTTTGTTTACTTTTTTGTCTTCTCCTGACTTTTCTCCAATATTATAATACGGATATTTATCTTTGTCAACCTTATAATTAAAGGCCCTCCACTTCATGTCCATTTTTTCCTTCACTTTATCATGCAGGAAGTAACCTAATGATTTGAACTTTTTACCAAAGTTTACTATTGATAAAAACTCTAAAGAATATTTATCGGAGAGGTCATTTAATATCTTCATCTCCCTCATAAAAAAAAGCTTTTTATTGTCAGGCGGTTTTTCAACAAGACGAAATAAGACTTCCCTCTTGTTTATTTTCTTTTTAACCTCTTTCTTTTTCTTGGGTTTTTTGACGGTATTCTTTTTAGCCTTAATTGGAAATACATAACCGCAGTTACATATTGCTTTCCTGATACCTAGCTCTAAAGAGCATTCTGGACATGTTTTTTTACCTCTAGGCATAAGCCCATATTATCAGAGGCTGATGTCATTGTCAACCATCTTTTTTACAAGGCCGTAAAAATCAGTCTTTCTTTTCCAACCTAATTCTTTTTCCGCTAGACTAGGATCGCCAAGAAGAAGGGAAACTTCTGCTGGTCTATAATGCTTCGGATTGATTTGAACGAGTAATTGATCTCCGTGGTAGTATTTGGATTGTGAGTGTTCTCCAACCCAATAACATTGATCGGAACCAAAACCAGCAAAACCAAATGCAGCCTCAACAAATTCACGAACAGTATATGTTTCGCCAGAAGCTAAAACATATTCCTTTGGAAGCTCTAAGTCTTGATTTAACATTAACCAAATGCCGTGGACAAAATCTTCAGCGTCAGACCAGTCTCTTTTGGCTTCTAAATTACCAAGCTCAAGCGGAACTGGTGTTTTACCCTCTCTAATTTCTTTAACAATTCTAGCGACACCTTTAGTCACCTTACGGGTTAGGAATTCTTCGCCCCTTCTTGTTCCTTCATGGTTAAACAACCATCCTTGTATAGCATAAAGACGATAAGAATCTCGCCAAACTTTAACCAGATGTCTTGCTGCTGCTTTAGATGCTCCGTAAGGGCTTCTGGGGCGCAGTGGATGCGTCTCGTCCTGTGGGGCAGTAACTACGTCCCCAAACTCTTCGGACGATCCAGCGTTGTAGTAATGGCAATCTGGACAGTGCTTGCGAATAGCCTCAAGTTGATAAAGAACAGCCATGCAATTTGTTTTCATGTGGTTTTCTGGCATATCCCAACTAACCCCCACAAATGAATTGGCTGCAAAATTAATAAAGTAATCTGGTTTTTCTTCAGCTATAACACAATCCACGTTTGACTGGTCCGTAATATCAAGATCAATTAACTTGAATTTTGGGTTGTCAGACAGGTGTTTTATGTTGTCATGGTTTTTTACTGAAAGTCGGCGTACGCCAGCAATAATATCAATGTCGGTATTTTCCAACAAATAATCTACCATATGACTACCGTCTTGGCCTGTGACTCCCGTGATAATAACCTTCTTCATGTCGCATTATAGTATGAAATTAGACGTTCATTTCAATCCAATCTTTAATATTTATCGAGGGCTCCCATTTTAATAATTTTTTAGCTTTATTGTTGCACGATAAACTAGCTTTTGGCTCTTTCCTTTTTTCAATGTATTCTATATTGCCTCCGACTGATTTAGCTATTTCGTTAACCGATGTTGCTTTATTCGTTCCTATATTTAGACATTCACCGCCACCAACATTTTCTGATATCATAGCTAATACATTAGCAGAAGCTATATCACCTACATATACAAAATCTCTAGTTTGTTCTCCATTGCCAACTATTGTTAATGGTTTTCTTTCTTTCTTTTGATTTAGAAACAAACCAACCACGGAGCAGTAAGATCCCTCTGTGGGTTGACGTTCTCCAAAAACATTAAAATATCTAAGATTTACTGTTTCTATATTGTAGATTCTACTGAACAGTTTACAATACTCTTCTCCTATAAGCTTTTGCAAACCATATGGGCTTATGGGCTCTGTTTTTTGGTGTTCTTTAATTGGCATAAACTCACAATCTCCATAGACTGCGGAGGAGGAACTGTTAACAATTCTTTTTACTCCTGCTTCTTTTGCCCAGTTTAAAATATTTAAAGTTGAGTCAACGTTTTGTTTGTTGTATTCTAAAGGTTGTTCTATCGACTCTTGGACTTTTGTAGACGCTGCTAAGTGAAAAACACCATCACAATCAATAAGCTGATTTAGAACTATGTCTTTATTTTTTGAAACAGAAATATCTACCTCTAAAAAGTGTGCTGCTGAATTAATGTTTTCCCTTTTTCCTGTTGATAGATTGTCAACAATAACAACTTCATGCCCTTCTGTTATAAGAATATCTGTTAATCGACTGCCTATAAAGCCAGCCCCTCCAGTAATTAAAAATTTCATTTTGTTTTTAGATCTGTATCCAGTCTTTCATTTTAATGTCTGAATCATTAGTGTTGTTACCGAACCAGCTTTTAGGACATACCACAATCTTTTCTGGGTTTTCGTTTAGATAAACTCCCCACCAACTAAAACTACTGTTGGCTATTATATTGTTTTCACACAAACTCATATACTTAAGGTCTTCAATGTTGGAATTGCCCTCCATAAATACTTGATTTTTAAAGTTAAGATTTTTTTTGCACCACTCTATATCATCAGAAAAAACAAATACGTTACCTTTTGGGGCTAATATCTCAAGGGCTTTTTCGTAATAATCTAAGGTTTGGTGAGTGTGAAAATCTTTAAGGTTTAAATAGTCTCCTCTTCTTATATGTATAGAACATGAATCTTTGAAATCAAAATCATCGAGTTTTGGAAATTTAAACGAATCAACAACCTCATCCTTAACTTTATTAAAAAATGACTCGGACTGCCAATATCCATTTAGGTAATAATTTTCATCCTTTTCAAATTTTATGTTTGAGTAGTGGAAATTATCAAGAACCATTTGTATTCTCTTGGATGAAAAATCATGAAAAACTTCTTTTGTGGCTAGTGGTATTTCTTTGTTGATTATTTTTGGTAGTTCATAATCACGAATAGAGACTGGAGACATTATATTTTGATTATCAAAAAAAGATGTGTCAAAATAAACATCATGTTCTTTTGATAGTGCGTATCCATAAGCCCACTGAAAAAGTTGATTGCATAAGCCTCCTTGTATTTTAATAATTATCATGATATATTTGTTGCTGCCCAGGAACTATCGGAGTAAATTTTGATGTTTTCTTTACCAAAAGATTCGTTAACTGCTTCAATCACGCCAACTTCAGAGTGGTAATCATGACCACATATTACCCCGTGTTTTTTTATGATCTTTTTACAATTTTCTATATGGCTTTTTACTGAAGAATAATCATGTGGTCCGTCTATATATATTAAATCATATTTGTTCGTGTTTTTTTTAAAAAATAAATCGAAGTCCAAATGGTAAAATTTTATATTGGAAGAATCATTCAAAAGTGATTTGAACTTTTTTGTTAAGTTGATGTCAACAGCTGTAACTTCATTGGTATACTCGCAAAACAATCTTGTGCTGACCCCGTCATTACAACCCAACTCTAATACATGACTTTCCTTAGACAAGAAATCTTCACATAGGTCCCGAAGACCGAATAAATAATTCACATCATATCCATCAACCCGATAAGCACCAAAGCCAGTCATTCTTTCTGTATCTAGCTTCATTTTTTGAATACAATTAGGTTTTTTAGATGCATGCATTGTGGAGAGAGCTTTTTATAGTGCTTCGTCATTTCAGGAGAAAAATAAAACCCAATCTTTTCAATTTTTTCGATCCAATATTCAGAGTTTTGACAGTTAACATGATGATAGCCTTCTTGTCCAATGTTTGCGTGTGTCATGAATATAAAATCGCATTTAGAAAAGCTATCTAAAAAGTTTTGACAGTATTTTTCATCTACATGTTCAACAAATTCACAACACCAAGCCGCGTCAAATTTATCAATAGGCACAAAGGGGCCTTCTGTATAATCATGTAGGACTAAATCGTCTTTAACTGGAGAGTTATTGTATGCTATTTCCCCTCCTTCGACGCCAACACACTTTATTCCTTTGTCTAAAAAATATTTTGTGGAATGGCCTTCTCCACAACCTATATCTAAAACAGACTTAATACCAGCACCAATCATTTCGTCCCAAACTTCGATAGCGTAACTATTAGGATCTCCATGATCTGTTATATTTACAATATAACCACCTAGGTGTGTTTTTTTTTCTTTCCCGTATGCCATTATTTTATATGTTTCTTCTGAAAAAATTAATTAATCCCAGTGACTTATTTTGATTTGCTAGGTACCAACTATCTTTACCTAAGCCATGTTTATAATGTAAACCTTCCACAACTTCAACTTTAAATTTTTCTATGTATTTATAACACAACCAAACTGGGTAAGCCGAACATAAGCCGTAGGGGTTTATTAGGTTCGTTTCTTTTTCTATAGCTTTTAAATAGGTGTTTTTATTAAAAAAATAGTTGCCAGTATTTGCTAAAGCTTTATCTATAATAGCACAAAAATCATTTTTATCTAAAGATTTACCAGCATATTTACTAAAGTTTAAATATGGGCTCGAGCAAACAGCTATAGAAGGTAGGTAGAAGGTGTTGTTATCTTTTTGTTCTGGCAGGTTGTCTATATATGATTTGTCAATTTCATTATCAGAATCAATTAATGCCACCCAATCGTTGGAACATTTCTTTATTGATTCTACCTTATTTAAAAAAGCTCCTTTGTTTTCCTTGTTTCTAAAAAGCTTTATTTTTGTGTTGTTTATTGTTTCTATTTTATGCTCTAGTTTTTTAAAAATTAAATCTTCAGAGCAGTCGTCACAAATAACTATTTCTGATACCCTTGGATCATCAACAATGGAGATAAATGATTTAACAGTTCTTTCACACCTATTGAATGTTGTTATGCATATAGTTATCATATTTTTTTATAATTAAACATTAAGAAGTCTTCTTCGTATATATCGTATACCAAATCGTATAAATATCTAGTATAATATGTTTTAAAGTCTTCTCTTTTTGAACTATTTTTTTTGTGTAGTTTTTCGTATTTAATATCCAGCTCACAGTTTTCTGATATGTTTTCTGTTATTTTCTTAAAATCGGAATCTATGTTTTCAAATTTTCCTACAAAAATATCATCAGTTTTGAATAAGTCGTTTTGTAAAAAGATGTGTTGCGGTTGTATTCCTACGTTAAAATAATTACGATCTTGAAGATACTCGCTAATGTTATTGGTCGTATGTTTTTTTACATAACTTTTAATAAAATCTTCAAAACCATCGCAACTTAAAGCCATCGGTACTGACTCTCCAATCCAAAAATGAAACAGCGAAACAATTTTATCGTAAGGATTCCTTACAAAAGCCCAAGGTAAAAAACTCTTATTATTGTTGTTTGCAATTTCTTTTAAAGTGCGATGACCTGAACCACCTACGTAATACAATTGCTCCATTGATGACCCAGCATTTTTAGGTATATGTATGAATATGTTTTTGTATTTATTATTTACATTAGACATTTATAAAATTTTGCTTACGTCTTGTTCTTTTATATTAAAGTTACTTTTGTTGTGCAACCTATGGAAGCACAAGTATTCTGGTACATTGAAAAATTTATATTCACACCTGAGAAGCCTTAACCACAAATCATAATCTTCTATTCCTTCTATGTTTTCATTCCAGCCTCCAATTGAGTTTACGGCTGACTTCTTAAATATAGCGCTTTGATTGGCAATTTGATTTGAACCAGCAAGACTTCTTCTTTTGATTTCATTATGGCTAGACGATAAATTGGGACCTCCAATTAAAAATCCTTTTTCATCTATATAGTTTATAAATGATCCTACTACATCATAATCCGAGATATGTTTGATTTGTTTTTTTAGTTTTTCCTTTTCCCATACATCATCATCGTCTTGAATTGCACACCAATCGTATTGAGACTCTTTTATTAACTTGTTTAAGGTTTTGCCTTTACCTTTGTCGTCTCCATAATCAAACGTTTTTATTCTCGTATCTTTGTATTCTTTTATAATTTCTTTTGATGAATCTGTAGTTCCGTTAAAGCCTATCAGTAACTCCCAATCTTTAAAAGTCTGATTCAAAATAGAATCTATACTATTTCTGAGATATTTTTCTCCATTATATATTGCTAATAATATAGAAATCATTACGTTGTTAATGAGGTAACTTGAAATTTAAACAGTCTATTATCTTAGATTCGTTGTATTCTAAACCTACAAAGTCGAAAAGTTTTTTTAAGTTTTCGTTTTTATGGTCAGTGAATTCAGAATAATCTATTTCAAATATTCTATCTTTATCTAAATCCACCAAGTCTTTATATTCTTGCATAACCGATTCTAATTCGTCAGGTGACGATGGGTGATTTTTAGAAAAACCAGAACGGATGTAAGATTTTGAAAGTTCTTCTGGGTTTCTAGTATTGACTAAAAAATATACATTATCTGTTGAGTCTAATATGTTTTGAATCGCTTCCTTGTTTCTGTTAAACAGTTGTTTATAACCGCAGGTTTTATCTTTAGGTTTAAAATAGTTTAATAAAATTTGTTGTTTAGCTTCCTCCAAATATTCTAAGTTTTCGATCTTCCATTTTTCGCTTCTTAAGTCTCCCCTTTTGTAATAAGGGTGATTTAAATTTTCAACAACCCAATTGTTTTCAAAGCTTTTCTCAATAAACTTTCCGTGGTCGTTTAGAGCTTTCAGGGTATTTGATAAATCTTCTATTGGGTGAGTCTTAAACTCTCCGTAAAAAGAATTGTTTTCGGTACCAGTGTTTAGAAGTTTTACGAGAAGGGTAGATCCAGTCCTACCAGACGTTAGTATTATAAAATATTTTTGTTTCATCTTTTATGATCTTATTTCTTTGTGGTCTTTATCTAGAGCTATTAACCTAGGCTTAAATGGTGGGCGCAAAGACTCTCCGTAACAATATCCTGGGTCCAGTATTTTAGTGGGAGGATTGTTTATAAAGTATCTATTCAAATGACTCTCGTCGTGCCAGATTGCAGTTATTTTATTACTTTCATCTTCTTTTATATTTTCAGAACATGTTTCGCACATCTTTAAATATTCCTCACTAGATCCACCATTAAACCCGCCAGCAAAATATTGCATGTTTTCAAAAATTGATACATAAGCTGTTGAATTTGGATTCGTTTCTGGAGTACCTCTTCTTCCATAAAGACCTGGATGTTGAGTGGAAACTCTATCACTTATTACTTCGCTGCCGACAAAATCAACAAATCTCATGTCCGCATCGCAATAATATAAATAATCCATTTTAGATAATTCTTCTTTATGCAGGTTGAATATATTATATCTGCCAAGCGTCATCCAAGGCCAATCCTTATGTTTTGTTTCTACTATGTTAATTTTTCTTTCTGAAGAAATATCTATATCTTTATTGTTTGTAAATATAAAATATTCTACATTAGAATCTGTTAAAAAGAAATCATCAGCACTAGATATTAATTTATTTAAGAAATCAGTATATTTATTCGTAGCTATTATAAGCAAGCCTATTTTTGGTTTTTCTTTCATCTTGTTAAGAAATTTAAAAGCGTTACAAAATCTAGGCATTTATAATCACTTATGTCTTCCTCGCTTTTTTTGTAAGCAAAGTTGTTTTTGTAATAGTAGCTATAATCGTTATGCCAAACGGTATTTTTTTCATCAAAGGATATTTTAATGCCAGCTTCTTTTAGTCTTCTGGAGAAATCTACATCTTCATTACAATCAAAACCATTAAGTTTTCCATAGAATGGGATTTCATTGTTCCAGCAAATATTTTCAAGTAGAGATCTTTTGCAAATAGAAAAAGCGCCAGATTGATAAAGAAGAGTACCAGGAGCTGAATCATCAAAGTCGTAATCAACCATCTGATGCGTAGGTGTATAAGTGCATCTGTCGTAATATCTATTACCACAAGGTATCAAAACTTTGTTACCTAATATTTGCCAATCTTTATTTTTCCTATCATAATCTTTGAAATTTTGATACCAGTTAGGAGGGAATATCATATCATCATCACAATGAACAATAACATCACCAAAAGAATTTTCAGTCCCTATATTTCTGCGTTTGCCTAGGTATTTTACATAGATATTATCCTCTATTACTTTAACGTGAGGGGAAGAAAATTGACCCACGTTATTACCTATAACTAATATCTCATAATCGGAGAAACTTGTAAAGTTTCTATGTATAGATTTTATGCAAAGATTAGTCTCACTAGGGCGTTCTCCATTAGTTATTATGCAAAACGAGATATTAGGTTTTTGATCCACAAAAGATCATAGTTCAAATATCGTCTTTTTCAACTACTTCGCAGTTTTTTAAGTGGTCAAAACCACAGAAATAGTCATCATGATCTAAAACGCAAGATTCATCCCAGCCCCACTCACTTACAAGTTCTTCTTCATCCCACTCAACAGCTTCAGAAGAGACTGATTTGTTAACTGGTTTTTTACTCCACATCTTACAAGACCAGTAGCGGGGTGTAGTTTTGTCTTTGGCTGTATCACATTTATGTCTAGCTCTAAAGCTTCGGCGGCGATCAGGGTCATCTCTCTTAATTTCCATGTTTGGATCACCAAACTTTACGACAATAATGTTACCTGTTTTGGGACTTTTAACATAAACACCAAATTTCTTTTTTTCTCCTTTTAGTCTGAAGGGTTTGTTTAAGGTCTTTTTTTCTGCTTCTGAATAGAACAATTCTTCGCAATCTTCATTTTGGTCTCGTTTTTCAACTCCAGCCTTAATAAGGTCAATGCAAGCCAGGTCTAATTCCAAATCGGTGAAACAGACAAATGCTTTTTCTGGACTTTCTACATAATAAGATTCTTCACCATCCAATAAATCTTTATCAGCAATGCTGTATACCTCACCAACATTCTCTCCATTGGATAGCTTTAAGAATTTGTTAACCCTTGCTAACGCTAGTTGGCCTCTTGTTTTATTTACGAGGTGGGAATGAGCATAAGATGCGTAACCACGACGGTAAACTTTTTTAAGTTGTTCTAGTGTCACCTGATTTTCGCTTACGTCGTTATTTCTTTCTACTTTTGCCTCCAAAACAGAACATATACATTCAGAATGTGGTATACAAGAATTCCTTTGGGAGATCTTGGTGAAGTCTTTAATTTGTTGAGAAAAATCGTATTCCATATTAATTCTATACACTAAAATTTTAAAATAATGAAATCTTAACCTTCGCAAGATGTACATTCCATAATGGATTGTGCAAGAGCTTGGCTTGGATTTGTACTTCTCTGGTAATAAAATCCCTTAAGACCCATTTCCCAACCTAAAATCATAAGGTCGCTGACTTCCTTTGGAGAAGCTTTAGGGTGAACCATTAGGTTTAACGACTGTCCTTGATCAATATATTTTTGTCGCTGAGAAGCCTGAATCACAATCTCTTTCTGGGAAACTTCTGAGAATGTTTTAAATACATCCTTTTCCTGTTGATCGAGAAAGCTTAAATGCTGCACCGAACCATCTTTAAGAAGTATGGACTTCCATACGGCCTCTGTGTTTTTACCTTTGGATTCCAAGAGTCTTTCTAGGTGAGGACTCCTAATTGTAAATTTTCCTTTTGCTGAATTCTTTGTATAGTAATTAACAGTAGGCTCAATTCCCTGAGAAACCTGACCGAGAATCAAGGAGCTTGTTGTAGTTGGAGCAACAGCCATTGTCGTGGTATTTCTCCTGCCATAACCCTTAAGAACCTCTGGCTCGCCAAATACTTTAGCTAATTCTTCTGTAGCTTTATCTGCTCTTTCTCTTATAGTTCTGAAAATTTCTGCGTTTTTCATCTTAGCATCCATACTTTCAAAGGAAATCATATTGTCTTGTAGATAAGAATGCCAACCAAGAACGCCCATTCCTAAAGCTCTATGACGCTTTGCAAAATTATGATCGAACTCCATATAAGGGATATCCTCAGTCTTATTAATATATTCTTCCATTACCGAATCAAGAAAGTAAACCATTGTTTCAATGGCATCAGTCTCAACAATTTCATCCCACCTCTCCAAATTAAGAGAAGACAAACAACAGACAAACGACTCTTCTGGTGAAGAAGGTAAAGAAATTTCGTTACAAAGATTTGAAGCATAGATCTTCATGTTTTTATCTTTATAAACTTGAGGCGCGTTTTTGTTGGCTGTGTCTTGGAAAAATAAATAAGGATAGCCAGATTCGAACTTCTTCTGAACGATCTTTGCCCAGATCTTTCGCTTATCAATGTCGCCACCTTTCATGCCCTCCATCCATTCGTCTGTGATAGTAACAGCAAAAGAAAGGTCCTGAATAGGGTGTCCGTCAGATCTGATACGCAGAAATTCTTCGATATCTGGGTGGTCGACAGGTAGATAAGCAGCAAAAGAACCTCTACGAACACTACTCTGGGATACCACAGAAGTGACCTTGTCAAACAACTCCATAAAATGAACAGAACCAGAAGAACTTCCTCCTGTGCTGATAGACTTACCTCTACCTCTCAGTTCACCGAAATAACCAGAAGTTCCAGCACCATGTTTCGTTTGCATACCAACCTCGGACTGTTTTGTTAGGATGCCCTCCATTGTATCTGGCACAAAAACACCATTACAGGAAACGGGTAACCCTCTGTCTCTACCATAGTTAGCCCATACAGGACTAGACAAAGAAAAGAAGCCAAGAGACATATAATGTTCAAATTTCTCACATAAATCAGAAAATTTGTCTTTATGTTCTGTAGGGGCGCGAGATACAAAATCTTTTTGAAATGCCTCCCCTACACTTAACACTCTACCAATCAAGCTTTCGCCGTCAAGATATCCCCTGTTTAAGATCCGCTGCGAAGTTTCGTTGTTCCAATAATATTTTTTCATGCAAATACGCTGTCTAAGTCAAATGTTTGTGATTTTTTTGAATACTCTACTGGGCGAGAATGGAAGAAATCTGTAGAGTTGTTGCCCATCAACTCCTCTTCAAACCACATTGTATCTTTAATTAGATCATTGTCAATATCAAAAGCCTTTTTAAATGAAATTTGTTCCATCGAGTCGTTGATCCTAGATTTGATAAACTCTTTTAGAAGTGGAGCGCTTAAACCTTTTTCATTAATACCATTTACCATCCAATCAATAATTTTAGCCTCGGCAATGTAAGCCTGTTCTGCTTCATGAAGAATTCTTTGTTCTAATTCTTCGTCAAAAAGCTCTGGATGCTCTTCTCTTATTGTGTTGATAATCTTAATTCCTACTTGGGCATGTATGTTTTCTTCGTTTCTTGTATACCTAACCTGTTGCTCGGTATCTTTAAGTACATTTTTGTTTCTAGAGAACCAATTGATAACATAAAATTGACTCATCAAAGAAACGTTCTCCACAAACAAGGTAAACAATATAAGTGCATATAGATACTGTTTCTTAGAGTCCTTATAAAATCTATGGGTATATTTACGCAAGTAGCTTACTCGACCCTCAATAAAATCCAACTTTAAATTTTCCTCAAAAATATCCTCCAAGCCAAGAACTTTCAACAGTCTTTCATAGGCATTGTTATGAATAACTTCAACGTTTGCCATTACATAACCAAGATCTGTAAGGGATGGGTGAGGTAAGTTATCTCCTAGTTTAGCCCAGAATTTTTTAACAGCAACTTCAATTTGACCAATAGCAGAAAGAGTTCTTATGATAATCTCACGTTGCTGGTCATCCATTGTGATGTGAAAATCTTGAACGTCAGAGGAAAAGCTAAATTCTTTATCAGTCCAAAAACCATTATGCATCACCTCAATAAATTCTTCTGCCCATGGATAGTGATTAGGTTTCCTTGATATTTGTTCCTCGAATATGCTCATCTTTGTTATTATTTTGTTTTTTAGGTTTGAAATTGACGGTTTTGGCCATGAAAAAGCCCCTATATGCCCCGCTTCATTAAGTTACACTTTAGCCAATTTTAGTTCACAGTCAACTTAAAAATTTAGTGAAATATTTAAGTTGAAAAAAAATAAAAATTTATTTAGAAATATATTGAAGGGTTTTTATAATAAAACGATTAGTTTATGGCCTTCGAAGAACAATTACTTAACGATTATATCGAATAGTCTTCGCTAGTACTGCTATACGATATTTTAAATAACCTACCGATAAGTATATACCACTTCTTCGATAAGTATATACTATACGGAGAAGATTTAAAAATATCGTATAGCTAACCATTTTTTTTTAAAGCAATACTTTTAAAAAAATAATGCTGATTTAGTAAAGAAAACAGTTGACTTTAATTAAATATGATGAATAATGAGGGTATCAATGGACAACTTAGCAGGTAAAATAATAAGCATCTCTGGAAATGCTAGATGCGGCAAGGATACATTGGGTAATAATATAGTATCTATACTTGAGGACTTAGGTATCAAAGCTAAAACCCTATCTTTTGCATACGAGCTTAAAAGTTCTGTAGATTCGTTTTTATTAGAACAAACTGGAATTTCTGCTTTTACAGACAATGATATAGAAAAGTCTATAATTAGACCTTTCCTTGTCTGTTGGGGAACAGATGTGATGAGATCAATAGACAATAACATATGGATCAATAAACTAGAAGAATCATTATCTACAGACCGTGTCAATATAATTACAGATTTAAGATTTGAAAATGAACTAGACTGGGTTAAGTCTAAAGAAGGTTTCTCCATAATGCTTAAGAGAGATGGAATAAAACCAGCAAACGATTACGAAAAGATTAATAACTCGGAATTATCAAACAATGTTGACTTATCATTTTGCATAGGTTCTTTTGATGACGAGAAAATATTAAAATTAACATCTATGGAAATACTAGATCAACTAATAACAGAAAAAACATTTGACTTATGGAAAGCGACCTGTCCCTTATAAATAAAATAAAAGAGCATAGAGATGATGGTTGTTTACTAGAATTGATAGACAGACATTCTGGTATCTACGTTTATATTGTCGATCAATATACCAAGAACAAAAGAAACGCTATCAATAGGGATTCCATCCTCGATGATAAAGATTACATTATATATACTTCAGCACTAAATTACGACCCAAGTAGAAACAGTAAATTCTCAACTTTTTTAGCTAACCAGACAAAATGGAAATGTTTAAATGAATTAAATAAAAAGAAGAACAAGAAAGAAGTATCCATTGAAAAGATTTATTCAAGACCATCTGGTGAGGAAAATTCTTTTGAAAAACTATCCAAAATAGAGGCTCTAGATATGTTCAGCTTAATGCTTTCTGAAGAAAAAGATAAAAGAGTAAAAAAAATCATTGACATTAGATACAATACAAGCAATACTAAGTTAGTGCCGTGGAAAAAAGCGGCGGAAGAACTCAATATGAGCATTCAGGGATGCATAAACATCCACGACAAATTCATCCAAAAAGTAAAAAATAAATTCGACCAAAATTATGTATAATACAATAGTAGCAGCAGGACATCTGGCAGCAGATCCAGAACTAAGAGAAGTAGGTAGTGCCAAAGTTTGCAAGATTCGTCTTTGCATCTCTGGGAACAGAGCAAAAGAACCATGCTTCGTGGACGCGGAGCTTTGGAATAAGCAAGCGGAAGTAGCCAACGAGTACCTAAAAAAGGGTAGGGCAATCATCCTACAAGGAGAACTACGTCAGTCCTCTTGGGAAAAAGAAGGGAAAACATACAACAAAATGTTTATCTCTGGTAGTAGTTTTCAATTCCTAAATGGAGGAGGAGAATCAGACGGAAAAACAACTGATAAAAAGGAACCTGTAGCAGCTGGTGCTACTGATGAAGACATCCCATTTTAAATGAAAATCCTAGTAGATACACCCCTTAATTCATTGAGCCTTGGTAATGTTGGTTACAACATTATCAAGGAACTCAAAAACAAAGGACATGATGTTGGCATTTGGCCAATGAACGAATCAAATGTTGACCTTTCTGCTTACGATATTTCCAGCGAAGATCAAGCATTCTTTCAACAAGCCATTAACAACCGATTAGATTTTTTGTCTGCTGACATACCTTCTATTAAGGTGTGGCATCTGAATGGGTCTGAAAACAGAAAGAACCCAAATCAATATCTGTATACTTTTTATGAGTGCTCAGAACCAACTGATACAGAAAAAAAGATTTGTAATGCTCAGACAAAAACAATTTTTAGCTCATCTTATGCTGCTGAAAAGTTTGGATCAAATTATGTTCCTATTGGGTTTGACAAGGAGTTTTTTGAAACAAAAAAAACATACCTAAATGACGTTGTTCATTTCGGCTTAATGGGAAAGTTTGAAAACAGAAAGCATACAGCCAAGATAATTAAAGCTTGGGTTAAAAAATACGGCAACAACAATAAATACCAGTTAAGCTGCTGTATAACAAACCCTTTCTTTAAAGAGGAAGACATGTCTCAGATGATAAATCACACCCTTGAAGGCAATAGGTATACTAATGTTAACTTCTTGCCATTCTTAAAAACTAACAAAGAAGTTAATGAGCTTCTGAATGCTATAGATATTGATTTAACGGGTCTATCTGGAGGCGAAGGATGGAATCTACCATCTTTCAATTCTACCTGTTTAGGGAAGTGGAGCATCGTCTTGAACGAAACCTCACATAAAGATTGGGCAACTAAAGATAATTCAATATTAATAGAATCCAGTTCAAAAATAGATTGTCATGATGGAAAATTCTTCGTTAAAGGAAGCCCATTTAATCAAGGTCATTTTTATTCATGGGAAGAAGATGATGTTATTTCCGCTATGGAAAAAGCAGAAACTAAGGTGGGACAAATTAACACAGAGGGACAAAAATTGGCAGACAAATTTACCTATTCTAAAACAGTAGATGGTATCTTAGCCCATATTTCCTAGGTTTTAAGCTTGGCATGCAAACTGCAATATATATGTTATGACAACCTTATTCGAAGAACTGTTCAAACCAGATAGTCGGGCTTATCCCAAAGAATGCAAATGGATTAAAAGTAGTGATGATGTTTATACAGCGGAATTTGAACTCGCTGGATTTTCAAAAAAAGACGTCAAAATTACAGTAAACAATGAAATTCTAAGGGTTGAAGCAAATAAAGAAGATAGAAATAAAAAGTTTTCCATCGCGCTTAATGATTTAGTATGTCCATCAGATGTAACATCTAATATGTCAAATGGCCTACTAAAAATCACAATGCCAAAAAAACAAATAAAGGAAACAATTTCCATCCAAATCAAATAACAAATAATACTTAAAAACAAATAAAAAGCAGGGGTAGTAGAAATACTGCCCCTGTTTGTGTATAATACAATATGCCTATCTATACCTATAAACATCCCGAACAAGAAGAATACAGAGACGAAGTTCAAGGAATGAATGACAAGCATGTATACTTTGATTCTGACGGCCTTGAATGGAAAAGAGTATTCACTATACCAAATGCATCAATAGACACTCAGATCGACGCATATAGCGAAAAACAGTTCAGAGAAAAAACTGCAGGTAAAAAGGGCACTTTTGGAGATATTATGGATTATAGTAAAGAGTTGGGGGAAGCAAGAGCAGAAAATAATGGGGGCGTTGATCCAGTTAAGCAGAAGTACTATAAAGATTACTCAGACAGCAGAAACGGAGCAAAACACTTTAACCAAATAAAGGAAAAGGGACACAAGAGTAAGATAGTGAATGTTGATTATGGCGATTAGATCAAACTGATCTAAAACTATCCACATCATCCCCTACCCCCTAGACCCCCCTTTCTTTTAACACCGAGTTTTTTACCAAATCTTTTATAAAAAGCGTTGACGGCTTCAGCTGGCGTATGACCAACAGTCTTATATTCCTGTTTAGTTTCTGATATGTAATATGCGGTCCATATTCCATTCTCATTATCCTTTTTTAATTTCGGTTTCATAAGTCAAATATTATATTTAATTCGCTCCAATTAACTGGGTTTCTTTGTGGGCCGTAAATAAGAGGTGAGTTACTTGGCACAAAACTCTGACCAGAATAACTTGTCTCCGCTCCTATTGGAGCATGAATAGGATTATTACCTGGGTCATTATAGAATTTTGCAGGGAAGGCATCCTTTCTTGTTGTTGGCTGAGTTGGGGAATGAAACTCAAATGTTTCAATC